CTCGGTATGCCAATTCAGTCTTCGGCTTGTCCATACCATCCATCACCGGCTTGAAGAAGAACGGCAACTTGCTTTTGATAGGCACGACCTTGTCGGTGAACATCTTCTTGGCATCGATACCGGTCTTGGACAGAATGCCCACCCTTGAATCTCGTGCCAACGTACCGATGTTTACCACCTCTGAAGAACACATGAACGAGAATCCCGAACGACGTATCTTCAAGTAGATCATCCCGAAGCAGCGAATGTCCGCCTTACACGCCTCCCAAAAGATGAAGAATATCCTGTTGGCTTCCCGGTAGTCGGGGTAACCAACGTCAATGCTAGACCACTGAAGGTACATCCAATGGCTCCCCGTCACGTAGGTGGGTTCGCCATAGTTCATAAACCAAAAGCCTTGCTCACGACTGTCGTAGTGGCTTTCGATATGATCAATCCACCGATCCTTAAACTCCGACGGGAGTTCGTTCCATTGGAAGATTGACTGAATGCGCTGTAGTTCCTTGGGATATTCTTGACGCTCCCAATACTGCTCGGCTATCTTCTTGCTGCGAGAGTACACCTTCTCGGGTGCCAGTGGCAACGCAACGATGAGACCGGAGATCTTCATGATCTGCCCGATCTGCCCGCTCTTGGAGATTATCACCATGTCGTACTGCTCATTGTACCCGTAACGCCATCCCTTCAGTGCGTTCTTGTGGTTCAAGACCGTCTTTGGAATGTAGTCCTTCAGTTCAATGTACAGGCTATTTTGATCTTCTCTCTGCGAAACCACGTTTAGAATCTGATTTTTTAGGGCCACTCTCAACCATGTCGATGTTCTCTCTCTCCGCAATGATGCGGTTTAGAATATCGAATGCATCAAATATAGCCAACTTTTTGGTAGCCGCAGCGTTCTTTAATTTGTCAGCCGATAACTCGTCGTCATCTCCCGGCTTTATGATATCCTCTTGAGCCACCTTGATGAGCCTCTCAACAGCAATGTATCCCGCCTCGATGATCTTGATTTTGATTTCCTTGTTGTCTATCATGGCTGGCTTTTTAGGAATGCAACTTGGATGAGCCTTGAATCGTCACCCTCTCCGAAGTTCTCAAAAATGTTACGGGAGTGCGCCAACTCAGAATCGAATATCACCATGCGATTGAACTTCGAATACAACACGCAAGACCTTTCACCGTCCTGGTCATAGATGGTAGTGCCATCTTCTTTCGGGTGGTCCTTGCTCAGATAGAGTATCGCGGTAACATCGCCCATCATCTCATCGGTGTGGATGAAGTTCGGTTCTTGCTGCCCAAGCGGTGACTTGCGAACGAAATTAAACGTCACGTAGAAGTCCGGACCCAAATAGGCCATCGCTGTACGCGCGAACATGTCGACGCTGGATCTTGGTTGAATGTTATGGAACACCCTGTCCCCATCAACCACATCAATAAACTCCCCACTATGGATCTCCCTTATGTATCTCTCTGGGTCAATTAATACGTTGTCTAATATCCCTAAATTCATAGTTTAATTGTTATCTGATGATCGTATATCCTGTACAACTTCTCTCCGTCTACCTCAAACTCGTACTCGCTCTCAGGCTGAAAGCACACTAGGTCACCCGAATTCACGCCCTTGCTGACAAGGTAGTCGTTCGGGTAGACCATCTCCCCCATCAAGGGTTCTTCCTTGAACGGCTTAAAGATGTATGATTTCTGTACAGGTATGGGCTTGACGAAACAATATCGATCGTATGCATGCCACTGCCCGCTATGTTGGTATAGGAAAAACTGGTCAAGTTCGATGAAAAATAAATCTTCACGAAAGAAACTCTTCCCACTCTTTCGATTGCCTTTGATGTCGTTGTAGAATTTGAAAACATTGTGGTGTACTAATAAGATATCTCCCGGAACAATCGGCCCATCGTACCCACGGGGTACTTCAATGACCTCTGCTTCTCGGTTTGAAAATTTATGATCTTCTTCGGAGGTGCTGATAATCAACTCGATACCACCAATCTCCTTGGTGTTGTTATATCGCTTCCCCTTTACTGGCTTGGCGATAAAATAAAATGGTGACTGCATCAATAGTTAATGTTGTATTCTATGGATACAGGGATGGTAGAAGAAAACTCCTTCCAAAGCACAACCTCTTGCTTGGGGTTGATGATGTAAATTTTGATCGATTGCTTACGTTCGTCGTACTTGATTAGGTGTATCTCATTGGTATCGTTCAGCACCTTTTGCCCCACGATATAATGCATAGCACCCCCCTTGTAGTCCGGACCAATCGCTATTTTCCTGATGTCCATATTTCATTTGATTAGATTTGATTTTGTTAATGATGTTACTGGAGTTGCCAGATACTTATCTCGGCTGATGGCACATTGCTCCATCCACCCAAGTTGGTATGAGTGTACAACCCACCGTTATTTACGCCTGAACTGTCGCGCATAATCTCGAAAGACATAGTAGTACCAGCGGTTGTAATGTTGATCGGTATGGTTAATTCATACGGGAACATAACACCGGTAGAATCTAACTCGACGCCCTTAGTGGTACTAGATTGAACTCCGTTAACCAGGAAGCGGAACAAAGTAACAGTAACACCCCCGGAAGAACCTTGACGCTCTATGTTGCCATAGCCGTTGATCAGATACAAGCCAGTTTGGTTGAAGGTGATCAAGCCATTGGCGTCAATCATCACAGCGTCGCCCGATGTTCCTTGAGCCGCACCGAAACTAACTTGCAACGGACTATTAAGACCACTGGGTAGTTGGTTCACGGTGGATGTAGCAACCAACACAGGAGTGAATTCAAAAACACTAGCACATAAGGCAGCAATAGAACCAATAGTATAGTTCTTAGTTTCGTTGCTCGATGATACTTCTGTTCCAATTAATTTATCCGATACGGTCGGGGAACTGTCGACGTTATACTGTGAAATTTTCATCTTAGGTAAGTGTTAATAGGTATAAGGTTTTGTAGATAAGGGCTGACATCTCATCAAGAATGTTCTGCAAGCAATGAGGGTAGTTCTTGTACTCGTCGTCGATGGTCTTTGCCAATGACTTCAAGTGGGTAATGGCATCCTCTGCTGTAGACTGGGGGATTGTGATATCCAAACGCCCGTAGTAACCGAAGTACGACTCAGTGAAACTGTCGGTGAACTCCAAGATACCATCATAGTACGCGTTAAGCGCCTTATGCTCGGCGAAGGATTCAGTCTTGAGATGCATCAAGTGCATCATGTCGCGCGATTGGAATAGCATTCCAATGAATTTTGCAGGTGCCATTATTCTTTTTCTTTCTTGGTTATCTCCCCTGTTTTCATGTTGATCACCGCGTCCTCACCGTAGCGTTCAATCAACAGCCTTTCGTGATTGGAGAATTTCTCACGCAAGGAATCAAGCATCATCAATACAGAGTGTTTTTGCATCTCAAGGTCTGAAATGTTCAGCCTCAAACGGTTGTACTCAGCATTCATTTGCTGGATTGCTTCTAGTTCTTCTTTTGTTAAGTTCATTTGATTTGATTTTAGTACAAATATATACCTTTTTTAAAAACAAAAATCCCCCTTGGTGGAGGGGGACTGATGTACTATGACTAAACTAATTTACTTGCTTGCTTTCTTCTTGGCTTTGAACTTAGAAGCATCCATCACTTGGTAGGATGTCTTGCCGTTAGACTTCAACGCCTTCAACAATTGCTTGCGGTTGCCGGCAGCCTTGTAAGATACGTGTACCCAGTCAGGGTTCTTGTCATCTCCGAACTCCCAAATGATTTGGTCGAAGTCAAGGTTGTTCACGATGTAAGAAAACAACTCTGCGTTCTTCTCGTCCAAGTCAATGTCGACAGCCTCACCAATGTTGTGTTGGCTCGCCTTGGCACCACCAATGAGTTTGTTCAACTCAGGTGAGCGGTATCCGCTGCTGATTCTGATGGGGCATTTCATGCCTTCGCGCAATGGCTCAAGCACTTTCTCGCACAATAGGGTTAGGTTGGCTACAACCTGTGGGTCTTTGGGGATGTTAGGAATCCCGTTCTTGATGGCAGTCTGACTGTGAGTCAACTCCTTCATTGAAAAATGTTCTGTAATGTTCATGGTCTTATCGTTTAATAATCAGCAAAATAAATAGAATTGCCGCCACAATTACAAGCCACCAAGGATAATCTTGCTCTTTGTATACCAATCTTGGCTTGGTTGTGATGGTCTTGGTCCTGATAATTGTCTTTGGTTTTTGAGTGACGATGGTCTTGATGGTGTCCTTGTATCGGATTACCTTGACTTGAATACCACCGGTATCAATGGTGATGGTGTCAATCTCCTTGGTGACTACGATCTTCTCGAAGTACAAAGAGTCATTCACCTTGATCGTGTCGGTGAAGGTGAGCGTATCCGGGGCGCAGATAGCAGGATCCTTCTTGCACGCCTGCTTGATATGCCACTGGGCAGAACAGGACGAGAGAAGAAGTATGATGATCAGGTATCTCATTCCTCGGTTTTCTTCCCGCTGAACTTGTCAATGGATGTGAAGCCCAACGACAGAATGGTTACCCACTCTACGGCAGCCACCAGTTCAGCGCTTGGGGCTATCTCTTGTGGAGACATTGAGTTGTGGGCCATGGTACCAAACAAAACAAGGGCACCAATGATTCCAACAAAACGTTTTGAGGACCACTCGCCTTTGTCACCTTTAAAAATATCGAATATCTTTTTCATAATTATTTGCCTTGTCCCTTGTATTTCTTGACGTAGTTCTTGGAGGTCTTCAATGAAGAACTCTTCTTCTTGGAGACAACGCCGGGTCTAGAAACCTTGGCTTTAGGTTTCCACTTCGCAAACTCCTTGATTGATTTTACTTTTGTTGCCATAGGTACATTCTAAAATAATCAAACTCTTCTGTACCACCCTCTTCCACGTAGTTTAACCACGCATCATAGATGGGACCAGAATAACTTATGGGGGTGATGGCCGTATCCATACCACTAGCAATCATCTTGGCGGCGAAGATTTCGTTTACCTGCTGCATTACCTCTACTTTTTTTTCTGCAGTAGCGACGGCTTGCTTCAGTTCGGCCTTCTCTGCCACTTTAGATTCTACCAATGCTTCGCCCTTGGCTTTGGCCACACTAACAACAGCACTTGCTTGGCGCAGGTTCCCCTCCACCTTCTTTAGCATTGCTTCTATGTCATCGACAGGAGGCGTTGTAACGGCTCCCACGGGGAAAGCCATCTCAATGGCTACTAGGAATA